ACCCAAGAACCGGATGTGTTTTTGTAGTAAACTTTGTTTTCTGTTGTAGTTGTTCTAACAGCATAGTCACCAACTGCGCCAAATGCGCCTTTTGGATCACCTGTAGTGCTATTTCCAACTAAATTTGTTTTCGAAGTAATTACAAGTGGTACTTTATTAGTAAATGATTGTCCACCTGTTACTGTTACAGCATTTCCGTTCCATTCAAAAATTCCATATTTTGTCTGTGCTGTATCAAACCAATAAGTTCCGTTTGCTGGAGCCGCCGCTGGAGCACTAGCACTCGGTTGTATTTCGTCTAGATCAATGTCTGCTCTTGTTACGAATGCTCTATTAGCTACTCCTAAAAATGAGTATGCCGCTTGTAGTCCGTATTCGTTTAACTCGCCACCGTTTATTGGATTGTTATTATTATCTGTTTCGAAGACTGGATCTCCGAACTTATCAGACAGGTCTCTCTGTGATGTAATCAACTGAGGAACACCTGCGTTTGCTTTTGTTGTGCCACTTGCTGTGCCAGTCCCTGATGCGTTTGTTTTGTCTTGTCTAGAAACAACAAACACCATAGGAGTCATTCCTGGTTCAGCTGGTGTGTAAAAACTTTCGTCAATTACACTTACTTGTACACCTGGTGATATTAATGCCATTTTATTTTTCTCCTGTAATATACAACTGTTGCAACTATTTAGCAATCTTATTCAAAAATAACCGAGAAATACAGTAATAAAAGGGGGTGAAAAGGTATGCTAAATACGCTATGCGTCCACTATGCGAATATTGTAAACAAAGACCTTCTGCTGTAAACTATAAAAAGGGTAACAAAACTTATTATAGAAAGTTATGCGAAACATGTTTACACAATGGTAAAGGACATGGTATTCCTACATGGTACAAGGCAGGTTACAGAATGAAATCTGAGTGCGATAAGTGTGGATTCAAGGGACTACCAGAACAGTTCAATGTATATCATATAGACGGTAGATTACAGAACACACATATATCTAATTTGAAAACAATTTGTGCTAATTGCCAGAGGCTTTTACAGAAGCAAGGCGCAAAGTGGAAGCAAGGCGACCTCGTACCTGACTTTTAAGATCATCTATAGTGCCTTCGTTGTATATATTGTGTTCAAAGGCTGTTTTTGCCCAACGCCACTCACTAGGATGAACATCTGTTGGTTCTATGTCTAGATCAACATACTGCCTAAACCAAAGCGGATCAGGACCACGTTTTACGCACCAAACTTTTCCACCCATGCCTTGGATAATTTCAGATTCATTTGTAAATCTTACATCAGGTATGACAAAATTTGTATCCGGATTATCAAGTATCTTTTTTCTTACAAAACTAACCCATACACCGTCAAAAAATCCATTACGCATACAGTCTGTACCAAATTCTTGTAACACCAATCTAGGAGTTATTTGACGGCCTGTTTCTTCAGTCCAAAAATCATCTTGTTGCTCTCTCCAACTTCTACTTTCTGAAGTTTCACCTTCTAGCATTTCTCTATCCCAATCAAACAGGACAGATACAGCATCTTTCAGCTTATCAGCAAAACTAATTTTTTCAAAATTGTGAGATTCAACTAAAATATCAGCAACGGTTCCTTTACCGCTACCTATTAAACCACAAAGTCCTATTATCATAATGATTCCTTACGTAATAGTATATATTGTAGCTTATATTATAATGATTGTCAAGTGGAATTTTTAACCAATTGTAAAACCGTATCCTACACCGCCGCCTACTTGTGTGGATACATCTGTTTCCAATTTTTCCAATTCCGATTGTGCTTCTGCTTTTAGAGCATCACCATTCATTGTTGATCCTCCTTGTGGACCTGCTATTGTAGCAAATTTGCTTCTAGCTTCACCTAGCATATACTTACACTTTGCGAGTGTGTAATCTTTAATCCACTGTACTGCTAGATAATCATCCAGCAACTCAAAATCTGGACGATATTGTAAACATACATTAGTATTTCTTCTTCAGCTCTAGGACGCTGAAGCAAAGTTAATTTTTTAGTTGCTGTGTTCCATTTAAATTCTATGAACGAACCAAACATTCTACCCACTAATTCTTGATATCCAGCAAAGGCATTATATGTAGCAAGTCCTCCCATGTTTGAACTAGCTAGAAGATATGTATTCGTATAAGCAAGATTGAAAGGTTCAAATAACGTTCCTCCACCTCCGCCGCCTGTGCGTGATCCGATTGATCTTCTAAAAAGTTTTCTTACTTCAATAACTTCTGTAGGAAGAGTATAATCATTTTGATCAATTACAGTCGGTAAAAACATGTAAGACTCTTCTACTGAATTATCTGATCTTTGTCTAAATTTTGTCAAAGCTGTTTGTAAAGCAGTTTCGTAATGATCTGGGTCTAACTCCACATCTATCATTCCACCGCCTAGATTAAGCTCTACATACTTGAAAACTTCTTGTTTTTTGGTTTTTAGGTTAGTCGCCATATTCGTTCCTTGCTACAGTATTTATGCTCTGATAAATAGTTATGTTATGCCAAGACTCAGTTTATATAGACCCGAAAAGGGCAAAGACTACAAATTCTTAGACAAAAACATCGAGGAAATGTTTACTATCGGTGGTACTGATGTATTTGTACACAAATATTTAGGACCAAAAAATCCTGCGGAAGGCACAGCTACGGCTGGCACTCCAACATATGATGCTGTAAAAGAAACTAATATTCAAGATATGATATTTCTTGAAAATAGAGACAGAAAATATGATCCTAACGTTTATTCAATAAGAGGTATCTATAATGTTGCAGATATAGATTTTGATCTGTCACAGTTTGGTTTATTTTTATCACAAGATATTTTGTTTATGACTGTGCCTATAAATTATACTGTAAAAGCATTAGGTAGAAAAATTATGTCTGGTGATGTTATTGAATTACCACACCTGAAAGATCCACATGCGTTAAATGATTTTGATTTAGCTCTAAAAAGGTTTTATGTTGTAGAAGATGTTAGTAGAGCCGCAGAAGGATTTTCACAAACTTGGTATCCGCACTTATATAGATTAAAACTAAAGCAAATAGTAGATTCACAAGAATACAAAGACATTTTAGATGCTAAAGCAGAAGAAGGCAGTGATAAAACTTTACGTGATTTGATGTCTACATATAATAAAGAGTTAGAAATCAACGATGCTGTAGTAAAACAAGCAGAAGCAGATAGCGGAAAATCAGGTTATGACACAAGCCATTTGTATACTTTACAAGTGGACGAAAAAGGTGTCACTGAGCTTGTCACCACAGATACAAGCGAACTTGATGCTAGTACACAGAATGAATTGGCAGATAGAATACACCAAACACCTGAAAGAGAAGGATATGAAGGTTATTTAATAGGTGATGGTATAGCACCTAACGGAGAAGCATTTGGAAGTGGTATTGGTTTTCCAACAGGAAGTGTTACTGGAGATTATTTTTTAAGAACAGATATGTTTCCTAATAGATTATTTAGATATGATGGAAAGAGATGGGTGAAGATGGAAGATAATGTTAGAGTTAATTTAAGTAACACAGATACAAAACAAACACAAAAAGGAACATTTGTAAATAACACAAAAACAAGCCAAATTGGTGGTGAAACAGTACAAGAAAGACAGAGTCTTTCAGATGCTTTAAAAGCTAAACCGGATAATTCGTAATGCAACATTTTTATGACGGACAAATAAGAAGATATATTACACAACTTATTCGCCTATTCAGTAACTTTAAGTATAAGGATGGTGAAGGTAAAGAAGTAAAGATTCCTGTCATGTATGGAGATGTCACACGTCAGGTTTCTAACATAATTAGAGATAATAGTGAAAACAAAATTCCTTCAGCTCCAAGAATGGCTGTATACATCACTGCTTTAGAGCAAGACAGGACGAGAACAGCTGACTCTAGCTTTGTTAGTAAAGTACATATTAGAGAAAGAGCATATGATAACACAAATGAAGAATACCTAAATACACAAGGCAAAAACTACACAGTAGAAAGAATTATGCCTTCACCATATACTTTACAGGTAAATTTAGACATTTGGTCAACTAACACAGACATGAAGCTACAAATTATGGAGCAACTGTTAATGTTGTTTAATCCTAGTCTAGAAATACAAACCACAGATAACTATGTGGATTGGAGTAGTTTAACTGTTGTTGAACTTACTGGCATGAATTTCAGTAGTAGAACTATACCACAAGGTACTGAAAGTGAAATAGACATAGCACAAATGAATTTTAGCACTCCTATCTATATAAACTTACCTGCTAAAGTAAAAAAACTTGGTGTTATTACAAATGTTATAATGAGCATATTTGATGAATCTAAAGGCACAATAGACCTAGGTGCTTCTATGCCAGAATTACAGGCGTATTCGGATACTGAAGAAAATCAAGCAAAAACAGATTTACAAACTGGATTAATACAGAAAAATGGTATTAACATACAAGCTGGTAATTATCAAAATTATGATATATTAATCATGGGCAACCAAGCACAAATTGTTGATCGAGGTAGAGTTGGTTCAATCATATGGGATAAAGTTATAGACCCACATCCTGGACAATATAGAGCAGGGTTATCACAGCTACAAATCAAGCGTAAATTACTACAGGGCGAAACAGGTAGCATAAGCATCAACGGATCAATTACTATAAATGAATTAGATAGAACAAAATTACAAATTGTTTGGGACGAAGATACTATCCCAACAAATTCTTCATTGACATCTCCGAGTGGCAGAAATAATACAGGAAGCGTAGACTTTATAATTGATCCACAGAAGTATAATCCAAACTCAACAACTAAAGTAGCAGGATTAAGATTATTATTGCTTGGAAACATAAACACAAGTTCGAATGTAGGAGCCGCTGGTTATGATGGTCCTGATGCTTGGAAAAACACTGACAATACAGATTTTGTTGCTGGACAAAATGATATAGTAGAATGGGACGGGTCATCTTGGAGCATAGTATTTGATGCTAGTGCTGATGACGGCACAACAACAAAATATATCACCAACCTTAATACAGGCGTACAGTATAGATGGTCAGGTACAGAATGGATACTCAGCTGGGAGGGTGAGTATCAAAAAGGTACGTGGCGCCTAGCACTTTAAGATAATTATTAGTATGAAAAGTGAAATCACGTGTAGTGGAGCCTTATTCTATGCCTTGGAAACAAAAAGGTTTTTATTGCTTCATAGAACACAAAGTAAACAAAAGAATGTTTGGGGATTAGTTGGTGGTACAAACGGAAAGGATGAGCTTCCGTGGCCTGCTTTACAACG